CCAGCAGGGATCAAGGAAGTCATCGGACCAAACCGACCATTCACAGGTAAGGGTGCTGGCAAGCATTACTCGATCGAGCACGCAGAAGTCATGCTGCGCGAGGCAGGAGTCCGAATACGCTATTTCGACCTCCCCCCAGAACTAGGGTATCCCCCAGAATAGGACGGCTCTCACACCTTCTCCTTCGGTTTTACGGGGATCTCGTAAGTTATTGATTTTACAGGAAAAACCTATGTTGTTTTTCCCTGTGTTTTATACGACAATTGTTGTATGAGATATCACTATATCGTGTCTAAAAACGACAAATTCGGTGCTCGCCACACTCTCTGGCATGTGGGAAATTATCATTATCAGATAGAATGCCGCTCTACTGGCAACAAGATTGACCTTCCAGACACCAGTTTCGAACAGGCAAAACTTGTGTTCGATGAGGTGCTCGTAAGTTATTGATTTTGCAAGAGTTTTCCCTGTTGCCTTTTTTACGGGAAAATGCGATAATATATATATGAAATGTGAAAACACTGTGAAGATTGGTGATGTTGTCAAGTCTCTTGACTTCGTTGGTGTCAATGACTGTTATTATGTTGGTGTCGTGATCGGCATCAGCGAGATGGACGGCACTTTCCGTGCTCGCACCGTACAGCGTGTGTGGCAAGGCAATGCTGACAAGAAAATTCTCTCGGATACTTTTGTCGCTCCGTTGCCTGGCAATTCTTTCTTCGACGATCTCGCTGAAGAAAAAGGTGCTGCTCCTCGCGTGCAGGTTGTGTGGCGTGACTCGTCGGTGGCTGCATAATGAACATCGATACACGACATGGCGGTCCATACGATCGCGGTTCTGCAGACAGTTACTATCGTCGTCCTCGTCGTCCGCACTTTTTTACTGATGCGACGCATGCGAGTGATGAGATCGAAGAGCGATTCATGACCAAGCAGCAGATTGCTGAATACAATCTTGGCTTTGACGATAATGAATCTTCTGGCAATTTCAAAGATTGGGGTTGATATGAGAAAACAAACTGAAACTTTGTTGAGTGAGGCGATCGATCTGGTGGATGGTGTCGATCATGTTCTGGCGAACACCATGACTCAGTGTGATCTGAGTGCCAAGAACTGTTATGATCTTGCTGAGAAACTTGAACGCGCTCGCAACCTTCTTTTGGTTGTCGGCGATCGAAAGTATCAGGCTGAGTTGAATCAAGTTCCTATTTCTACCGAAGGAGTGCCATTCTAATGGGATACTTTGCCAATTTGGAAATCGATGTCATCGAGATGTTTCGCGAAGATGGCATGAAGGAAACTGAAATTGCTGCTTCTCTTGGAATTTCAGTGGTTGATGTTCATAAAATTATCGCTCGATGGGAAGCGGAAGATTATGACCGTGACCCCGACATGGTGAGTTACGATGATCTTGCATTTGATCCAGGTGATGTTGACTATAATGCGGAGCACTACTAATGGGTGATGTAATGACAGAAAGCAAGGTTTTTGAACTTTGTACTAAAATACGACATCTTGGTTATGCAGTTGTCTGCTTCACCCCAGAAGAATTGCGTGGCGCGAATCCTGATCATGTTGAAAACCGTTTGGTTGAACTTGGTTGGGATGTGATTAATGATATTGCAGAAGATATTGAGACTGAACGATTGGTGAAACCTTCTGATGAAGATTGGAATTGGGCAATCAAATGAATGATCCACATGTGACATTCATCGTGGGCTTTCTTTTTGGTTTGGTTTCAGGTATACTAATTTGTATCCCAGCCAAACGAAAAGACAGGTATTTCTACGATGACAAATGATCATAATACATATGCATATCGTCGTTCTGTTCTTGCATCAAAAGCAAGAGTTCCCTTCGACCCTAGCAATAAAAAGCACATGCTTGATTTTGCGAAGTTTGTAAAGTATAATAGTTGGAGAGATGGCTGTTCTTATTTCTTGGAAGATCCCTTTACAGATATTCCGACGATGATTCGAGCAAAGATTGCTGATTACAGTTTATCTAAACTGGTGGAAAAAGTATGAGTGAAGGTGACTTCGAAGTATTGAACCGTGGTACGATTGAGGAGTTACAGACTCTTCGAAAGTTTGCTCGTGAGATGATCTCTCTGAATTCAATTCATGACATGCCAGTTCCTCATGAGATGCGAATGAAAATCGGTCTCTTGGAAATCTTCTATGCTCTTCATATTGAGAAGTATCCTGTATGATGATCTATTGCGCTGCGCGTTTCAAACCCAAAAAGAAACGCAAGCCAAAAGGTGTGATTGCAAAGAAGTATAGTAAGTCCTCAGCCATTCTTGGTGTTGAGAAGTTGCCGAGTCTTTCTTATGGTCCACGAGTTGGTGCTGATGCTGCTCGCAGTATTCAGTCGCTGAAGTCTGATAAAGTCTTTACAGAAAAAAGAGAGAGCCTGATGTATACAGGCACTTTGGTGAAAGGTATTGCTACGATGCACAAATCAAACGCAGTGCCTGTCATCGACGAAGAGCAGATGAAAGATATTTCGAGGATGCGTCGCGGATGATCGGACGCATTCTCTGTTTCTTTGGTCTGCATAAATGGAAAGGATTGTGGCGATCTAGTCGTTGCAGTTACTATCCGTTTGACATCCTTGTAAACAAAACTTGCAAACGATGCGGGAAAGTGGTTGTCCCGAAACAACCACATCATTCATCTGATGAGGATTAATTTATGAGTATTCGTAAAAAGGCTGCTATTGAAACTGCAAAGTTACTTGTGTATTTTAGTATCATTTTCTGTGGCTGTTATGTTCTTCTTGATCAACTTGGTCCGAAGATTGGAGTAATCTTTATTGCCTTGGGTTTAGTTGGTTCACTTGCTTGGTCGGCATATGATTATTTCGTCAGCAAGTTTTCTATGGAAGAAAAGTTTAAACTTTGATTAGTCCATGTAAGGGAATCTGCAAACTAGACACCCAACGTGAGTATTGCGTTGGGTGTTTTCGCACATCTGGGGAAATTACTGCTTGGACAAAGTTGCCTTTGTTCGAGAAAGAGCGTATAATGAGAGAATGCAGAGAACGCGAATATATACAAAGTAATTCCTCAATTTCTTTTGAAAGGTGATTTATGTCTAAAGTAGTGTTTGAATATGAAGGTCAAGTAAGTGCTGGTTTGAATTCTTGGGATCGCGATTCTCAGAAACGAGTCACCGTTGAACTTAACGATGATGATCTTTCTGTTAATGAGATGCTTGAAGAGTTTATGAACTTCATGCAAGCAATCGGATACAAGTTTGATATTGGCGATCGCTTCGAGGTTGTGAATGATTTCAAAACCCAACCAACTCAAGCAAATGTTGACGATTATAAGATCGACTTCAGCAAGCATGATCCGATTGTTGATGAGGGTGGTACTGTAATCGGTACTGTCGAGAAGACACAATATATGCCAACTGCAGTAGAACTTGATGCAGAAGTCGAACGCATTCGCAGCGGAAAGCCAGGACTATCTGAAGAAGCATATGAAATGGCTGCGTATACCAACTTGACAAGCAAACGAGTTTAATCATGCCAGCCAAAACAGGTACGAAACGACATGGAAAGGGTCGTGCAAAATTAGGTTCGAAGAAGCGTAAGGCACGTCGTAAGAAGTCGTGAGTACACTTGAATCAGTAACCCCCAAGTATGACATTACTTGGTATGTGAAGTGGACAGCAAGTATTATCACACTTGTTGGCATCACAATACGAGCCAGTGGTCTCGTCCAATATCAATGGATCGATTTGATCTGTAGTTGGATTGGGGCTGCTGGTTGGTTCTTTGTTGGATTTAGATGGAATGATCGTGCGTTGATGATCCTCAATGGTGTGATTGGTGTGGTTTTGTTTGCAGGAATAATGAGGCACTTTCTGTCATGAAGATTTCAATTGGCAAATATCCAAAAAAAGACGGCGAACAAAAAAAGTCAATTCGCATTGATCCATGGGATACATGGAGCATGGATAATACTCTTGCTGACATCATTCTTCCGATGCTCAAGCAATTACGCAAGACTCAACATGGCGCACCATGCACTGATGATGAAGATGTTCCTGAGCATCTTCGCTCGACCAATGCCAAGCCCAAGAAGAATGAATGGGATACAGACGAGTTTCACTTCAAGCGTTGGGACTGGATCATGAAAGAGATGATCTGGGCGTTTGGTGAGCATTCAAAAGATCGTGAGCCAAACTTCTGGATCAAGAAACCTAAACACAAGTGGGTTGATGTTGAGGGGCAAGATTGGAAAGAAATGGTCACCACTGACAAAGGCATCTACGACGAAGAAAAATCCAAAGCATATTGGAAGCGTAAGAGCAATGGCTTTCGTTTGTTTGGAAAATACTATCAAAATCTTTGGGACTAAATAGTTAAAAATTGAGGATTAATCATGCTACCACCAGTAACAATCTATACAAACAACGACGACATTAAATATGCAATGTTTGAGGTTGAAGAAATAATCTCAAATGAGATTCGCAGAAATGGTTGTTGGAATTATCCTGCCATCGACATTTGCGATAAAGTTCTTGCTTTAGCTGAACATGGAAGTCGAGTGGTTGATGTTGGAGCTGGATTAGGATCATTCACTGTTCCTCTTGCAATTAAATATGCAAACAAGCATATCTTCTCATCATTTGAGCCTATTCAACCTTTGTTTTTGCAGTTGTGTACAAACGTTTTATTAAACAATCTAGATAATGTGAAGGTATATAATGCTGCACTATCAAATTTTAATGATAATGTTAATGCTCCAATCTTAGAGGTTGATACTTGCGGAAATCATGGATCATACTCATTTGTGGCAAATATAAATGAACTTCGAAACATGGCTCCTTCTGCTAAAACAGATGTTTTTGAATTTAAGACTTTAGACTCATACAGATTCGCAAAGGTTGGTGTGATTAAAGTTTCTGCTCCAGGAATGGAACTTGATGTCTTGAATGGTGCAAATGAAACTATTTCAATGAGCAATCATCCACCAGTAATCTTCGAAGCATGGTCAAATGAATGGTACAAGTACCAGAAAGAAGCATTGCTCGATTTCTTCCAAAAGCATGGATATGAACATTATTGCTTCATGGGCGAACACATCATGGCATTTAAGACTTATGCCCAATGGAATGATTGTGTGAATAGCGCACCTGTGGCGCAACCTGTTGCAGCACCAACGGCAACTCATACGCCAACAACTGGTGGATCCTCATTTAAATTTACCGAACAACACCATGACACAAAGAGTGTGTTACAGAATCAAACCGTTCTAAGATAAGGAATAATTTGTGAAAGTTTCTGTTATTACGCCAACTACTGGCAACCCATTCCTCAAAGAATGTATTGAATCCGTCCGCAACCAGACCTATAAAAACATTGAGCACATTGTGGTGGTCGATGGTAAGTCTCGTTGGGAACAAGCGGAAAAAGTTTTATTTGAAGCAGCATTCCCACGAGGCGAAAGCAGCAGCGATAGACTTTTGGTTCTACCTTATCCCACAGGCACTGATCGATATAATGGTCATCGTGTGTACGGTGGCACCACTTATTTCGCAGATGGCGATTATCATCTTTGGTTAGATGATGATAACATGCTTGAGCCAAATCACATCGAGAGTTTGGTTAAATTAGTCCAAGAAAAAAATTTAGACTGGGCATACTCTTTGCGCAAGATCATTGACAAAAATGGTAATGTTCTTTGTTTAGATGATTGCGAATCGTTGGGCGTGTGGTCAAGTATTCTTCATCCTGAAGATTATTTCGTCGATGTCAACTGCTATTTCGTCAAGAAACAAGTTGCTGTTGGAATCACTCCAGTCTGGTATCGCAAATTCCGCGAACCTGGACAGATGGAAATTGATCGCGCAATTGCATCTGTCTTAATGCACCAAAATAACAAATTAAAGTTTGACTGCACACGCGATTATACGGTAAGATATCGTGTTGGCAATACTGGTCTGTCAGTACAAGCAGAGTTTTTCTTGAAGGGGAACGAAGCAATGTTACAGCGTCACAACAATAAACTTCCATGGAAGAAAGAAGCGTGAAACCAATCAAAACAAAAATCCATCAAGGGCATGATCCATTTTTGGATTATACACCCATGGCAGAGGATATGCAGGGTTGGGGTAGCACAGACGAAGCATTTGCTGAAGTCATTGGACAAATTAGACCAACAACAATCATCGAGGTTGGAACTTGGAAAGGATGTTCAGCCATTCATATGGCAAAGACTGCTCTTGAAAAAGGTATTCCACGAGACCAACTTGAGATTGTTTGCGTAGATACTTGGCTTGGTTCAGTTGAACATTATGAGTTTGGAAATTTAAATGAGCAATGCCGAAAGCATGGTCGACCAAATTTCTATGATCAATTTCTTTCAAACGTGGTTCATGCTGGATTGTCTGATGTCATCACTCCATTCCCAATGGATTCAATTAATGCCAATGAATGTTTCCAAAGATGGGGATTCAAAGCAGATCTAATTTATATTGATGCTGCTCACGATTACAATTCAGTTAAACTAGATGCTTTTATGTGGAGTGAAATACTACGCGACGGTGGATACATGTTGTTCGATGATTGGCATTTCGAACCAATTCGACGAGCCGTACATGACACCTTTACAGAGGAAAAGGTCTTTATGACTGGAGGAAAAGCAACGTGGGTGAGGTGAAAAATCCCTGTATCGCAACCATCTTCATGAGTAACATCGACGAGAAGATGGTGAATATGCAAAGGCTCGTTGTTGCCAAATACAACAAATCTGGTATCGTTCATTATCCTGTTTTGACTGCTGCAGATCCTGGATCGACGATGACTCAATTGATTCCAATGATTGAGAGTCGTGGGCATGATGCAATTATGTTCCTAGATGTGGATGCTGTTCCATTAAATGATACAGCAATTGATTATTTCTTCGACAAAGCATATAATGGTTGGGTGATTGGTGATGCGCAACGAAGCAATCACATTCAAAACAATCAACATGTATTTGCTGCTCCACATAATCTAACATTTACATTCGAGACTTATCGAAAGTGTCAAAGCCCATCATTCAGCCCAAATCATCGAGGTGATGTTGGCGAGGAATTGACTTTTAAGGCTAGAGAGAATAATATTCCTCTAGAGATTATGATACCATTGCGCTATGATGCTCCACCAATTCGTATGGATTGGGAACCAAAAGATGCACCACCATATTGGGATCTTGCTGATGGTATGCCAAAGTATGGTATTGGCACAACGTTTGGTACAGTAGGAAATGAAATGTTCTGGCATATGTACCAAAGTTTTCATCCAGGACAAAACGAACGTTTTATTAAGAAATGTGAGGATTTACTAAATGGCTAATCGTAGTGATTTTTTTAATGCTAAACTTCCGCGCAGTTTAAAGCGTGCACTTGCCATGGCTGAGGCTTATGGTTGGGTTAAGGATGCTCATGAGCGTGGCGATCTTCGTCGATCATTAATTGTTGCTCATGCGAATCATGTTGGATTTAAAATGAAGCGTCACAATACTGAAAATCGCGACGCAGGTGATAGTGAATAATGCATTCTTTATCAGAACTTCGTGACTTGCTAGTATCTAAACAGATACAGATACTAGATTATAATGGTTGGCAACTAAGAGTCGGTGATGACACGTGGGTTATAATACACGATGTTCTTTATTTAAATGGTGAAAAGCAAAACCCGAAGCAAAAAGGTTTATTTGACAAATACAAGAAGGTGAATACAAATGACAGTCAAAGCACTCAAACTCGTAAGTGGCGAGGAATTAGTAGTAGAAATTACCGAGGAGACACCGACGGACTTGACCTTTAAGAATCCCGTCGCTTGTGTGATGCAACGTTCAGAGAAGGGTCCAGTTCTTGGCTTTATGCCTTGGATGCAAGCAGGTGATGGTCCATTCGTTATGAATAAAGATAAAATCATTACAGCATGTGAAGTTGCGCAAGAAGTTAAAAACGGATATAATCAGATCTTCGGCGCAGGAATTATGGTTCCGCCACAGCAATTGATTACGGGGTAAAACTTGTCCGATTTTTATACCAATATCTGCGTCTCTGGAAGATACATTCTCTTCAGAGGTGTTGAAAACGATAAAAGGGTCAGGCGAAAGGTTGAATTTCGCCCGACCTTTTTTCTTTCCAGCCAAGAGAAATCTGAATACACAACTCTTGCGGGTGAGTATGTAAAACCCATTCAGCCTGGAACGATTCCAGAGTGTCGTGAATTTTTAGAGAGGTACGAGAGTGTCGACAATTTTCCTATTTTTGGGAATAATCGCTATGAGTATGCTTATATTGCTGATGAGTATTCTGACGATATTCTTTGGGATGTCAGTAAAATACTTATTGCCTATCTTGATATCGAAGTTGGATCCGAAAATGGATTTCCTGAACCAAGAGATGCAAACGAAGCAATCACTGCAATCAGCATCAAAGTTAAGGGTAATTATTTTGTGTTTGGTTGTGGCGATTATGTCAAGCATCGTGACGACGTGCACTATGCAAAGTGTCGAGATGAGTCAGACCTCATACGACGCTTCCTCGACCTATGGAGCAGATGGCATCCAGATGTAGTCACTGGTTGGAACGTCGAGCAATTCGATATTCCATATCTTGCAAATCGCATCACCAAGATTCTTGGTGAAGATGAAGCCAAGAAACTCTCGCCTTGGAATCGTATCAGCAAACGCGAAACGGTGATGATGAATCGCCCAGTGCAGTTCTATGATCTTTCTGGAATTGCTATTCTTGACTACATCCAACTCTATCGCAAGTTCACTTATTCACAGCAAGAGTCTTATCGTCTTGATAACATTGCTCACGTTGAGTTGGGCGAAAAGAAATTAGATTATTCTGAGTTCGAAACTCTACATCAATTATACAAACGCGACTATCAAAAGTTTATCGAGTATAACATCAAGGACGTAGAACTTGTTGAGAAACTCGAAGACAAGATGAAGTTGATTGAGTTGGCATTGACTCTTGCTTATGACAACAAAGTAAACTATGATGATGTGTTCACGCAGGTTCGTATGTGGGACGCAATCGTTTACAATAGTCTCTTGAAAAAGAAAATTGTAATCCCTCAGATGTCAAAGGGTATCAAGAGTTCACAGTATGAGGGTGCTTATGTTAAGGATCCAATCCTTGGTATGCACGAGTGGGTTGCATCATTTGACTTGAACAGTCTGTATCCGCACTTGATCATGCAGTATAATATTTCGATGGAAACTCTTATTGAGCCAGCGAAGTATAACAATGTCATGCGCGAGTTTATTCAAAATGGTAACATCAATGTTGATGCATTACTCAATCAAGAGGTTAAAACAGAAGCCTTATCTGATCTGGGCGTGACTGTAACACCAAATGGTCAATTGTTCCATGTGAATAGAGGTCAGGGTGTGTTGCCTGAGATCATGGATACAATGTACAAAGATCGTACACGCTATAAGAAGTTGGCATTGGAAGCCAAGAAGAAAATCGAAACTGTTCTTGAAGATAAGAATCAAGTTCAGTATCTCGAGAAACAAGTTGCACGATACAACAATCTTCAGTTGGCAAAGAAAGTTACTCTAAACTCTGCTTATGGTGCGCTAGGCAATCAATACTTCCGCTTCTTTGATATTCGTATCGCCGAAGGCATTACTACAGCAGGTCAGTTGTCTATTCGTTGGATTGAGAAGAAGATTAACGAGTATATGAACGACTTGTTGAAAACTCAAAATGAAGATTATGTCATCGCCTCTGATACTGACTCAATCTATTTGAACATGGGTCCGCTGGTCAAGAAACTTTACCCTGATACTTCTGACACCAAGAAAGTCATCAAGTTTATGGATAAGGTTTGCGATGACAAGTTACAACCGTTCATTGATTCTTCTTATGAAGAACTGAAAGAATATGTCAATGCGTTTCAACAGCGCATGGAAATGAAGCGTGAGTCTTTGGCTGACAAGGCAATCTGGACTGCAAAGAAACGATATATTCTAAATGTTCACAACAGCGAAGGTGTGGCGTATGCCAAACCAAAACTCAAGATTATGGGTCTTGAGGCTGTTAAATCATCGACGCCATCTGCTTGTCGAACAAAGATTAAAGAAGCCATCAACATCATTATGACTCAAACAGAAGATGATCTACATAAGTTTATCGAAGGGTTCCGTGAAGACTTTCGAAAACTGCCTGTGGAAGATATTTCATTCCCAAGATCTGTCAATGGTCTTAAAGAATATTCTGATACAGTGCATATCTTCAAGAAAGGAACTCCGATTCACGTGAAGGGTGCTCTTGTGTATAATTATTTTTTGCGAGAAAATAATCTAACAAAAAGATACCAAGAAATACAAGAAGGTGAAAAGATTAAGTTTGTTTATTTGAAACAACCAAACATATTCAACAATAACACTCTTGCATTCATATCAGGAATTCCCAAACAGTTTGGTGCCGATCCATATATCGATCATGATCTTCAATTTGAGAAATCATTTCTTGAGCCACTTGATATCATTCTTTCATCAATCGGCTGGAGATCTGAAAAGATTGATTCTTTGGATTGTTTTTTTAATTAATATGCGATATAATACAAATACATTTCATATGGAGAAATACAAATGAGCCTACTTGAAAAGTTGAAAAAGAACAGCACGATTAAAGATACTGCAATTCTTTCAAAATCCAAGTTCTTTGCCGCAAAAGATATGATTCAAACCAGCATTCCTGTAGTGAATGTTGCGTTCTCTGGCGATCTTGATGGTGGATTCACTCCTGGTCTCACAATGTGGGCTGGTCCGAGTAAGCACTTCAAGACTGCATTTAGTCTTTTGATGGCGAAAGCATATCAAGTAAAGTATCCTGAATCAGTTGTTTTGTTCTACGACTCCGAGTTTGGCACTCCGCAAAATTACTTCACTTCTTTTGGCATCGACATGGAGCGTGTTGTACATACTCCAATTACTGACGTTGAACAGTTGAAGTTTGATATTATGCAACAGTTGAGCAACATTGAGCGAGGCGAGCGCGTGATGATTGTTATTGACTCAATTGGTAACTTGGCTTCGAAGAAAGAAGTTGAGGATGCGATGGATGGTAAGTCAGTTGCTGACATGAGTCGAGCAAAGCAAATTAAATCCCTGTTCCGTATGGTGACACCACACCTCACCCTGAAGGACATTCCTATGGTAGTAGTAAATCACACCTATAAAGAAATCGGTCTGTATCCCAAGGATATTGTCGGCGGCGGAACAGGCTCTTATTACTCTGCTGATAACATTTACATCCTTGGTCGGCAGCAGGAAAAGGATGGAACTGATTTAATTGGTTACAACTTTATTATCAATGTTGAGAAGTCTCGCTATGTTCGCGAGAAAGCCAAGATTCCAGTGACTGTTCGTTTCGATGGTGGTATCAGCAAATATTCTGGTCTGCTTGATATGGCTCTTGAATCTGGGCATGTAACCAAACCAAATGTTGGTTGGTATGCAAAGGTGAATACTGCCACTGGCGAAGTTGATAGCAAGAAGTGGCGTTTGGCTGACACTGAATGCGCAGAGTTCTGGGATAGTATTCTTGGCGATGATAAATTCAAAGAATGGATTCGCACAAACTATCAATTTAGTTCAGCCGTTGCTGGAAATCTAACAACGGAAATTGAAGCAGATGATGAGTAAATTAATAAATCTTGTTGCTAAACTTGAATTTTGGTATGCTCGAAAGTTCATACAACTCGACAAGCATTACACATTTTTCTTAGATTTGAATGGTGACCCTGGATCATTTGCAATCAAGTATCTTAAGAAATATGATGGTGTTATTGTCGAGTTTAATAACGTGAAAGTTGGAGATGATGGTCAATTGACATTTGATTATGACATTATCTCCAATTTGAATAATTGTGATGTGAAGTCTAATAGTTTTGTACGCTTTACTTCTAACGTGATGCGTAATATACTATATTCGGCTATTGAGAACTACGAGAAGGAATCAAATGAAAACGGAAAACTTGATCTTGTCGAATCTGATTCGGAACGAGGCATTCATGAGGAAGTCACTCCCGTTCTTGAAGAAGGAGTATCTGACCGAAAGCCACGAAAGAAAACTCTTCGAGCAAATAAAAGAATTCATTCTAAAGTATAACAGTCTCCCTCCGATTGCGGCTCTTGAAATTTCTCTCAAAGAGTCCACGAAACTCACTGAAGTTGAGTTAAATAAGTCTCTTGACCTACTCAAGGAAGTATCAAGTGACAAATCAGAACAAAAACTCGAATGGCTTCTTGACACTACGGAAAAGTTTTGCCAAGAAAAAGCAATCTATAATGCTATCATGGACAGCATTCAGATACTTGATGGCAAAGATGAGGCGAGGGGCAAAGGAAGCATTCCTACTCTTTTGTCTGATGCTCTGGGGGTTAGTTTCGATCCTCATATTGGTCACGACTTTTTGGATAATTACGCTGATCGGTATGATTTCTATCATCGCATCGAAAAACGCATCCCCTTCGATCTTGAATATTTCAACAAGATCACTAAAGGTGGATTGCCTCAAAAGACCCTTAACATTGCTCTTGCAGGTACTGGCGTCGGCAAGTCTCTGTTTATGTGTCATGTGGCTGCTAGTTGCTTGGTTCAGAACTACAACGTTCTATACATTACTCTAGAAATGGCTGAAGAGAAAATCGCTGAACGTATTGATGCGAATCTTCTCAACGTCTCTCTTGATGATCTCATGAACATGCCGAAA